CTCAGATGCGATTTCTAGATGTTTAACTGGCTGCCCCTTTCTCATTGTAGTAAAGGGACCAGTTTTGTATTTTAGTTATAGTAAGTCATGTGAGGAGCAGAGCTTTTAACTCTTTCTCCCGAACACCATTCTCGGTGCATACTTAAACCATGCCTTCCCTCTCGCTATTAAAACATTACGAGGTGTCTTCGACTTCTCGGAATGCTCCAAATCACGAGGTAAAGGCAATAGTGAAAGTGCGGATTCCACGTGATCAACGAGCTCTCAGAGCTTCCGAAGTTCATCGAAAGGATCAGCTGAGAACTTCATCCCAAGTTCCTCTAATTCAGAGACTTTTGCTTTCAAAGTAGAAAACTCATCCCCGGTCCAGAGAAACGCAGGACGGTAAATCCGTTCCACTATACTATCCGCAATTCTAAAATCCTTCTCCAAGATATGGATAAGATGTTTAGATTGGGTGAATAGATGGACGGACTTACGTCTAACGTCATATCTACCTGGGTCTACTGTCCCGTAATACTCCCTGTCCCTAAACACAATGATCATAGCATTGGCCTTCGTGACCATAGGCTGTAAAGCCTTGATCCGATGACTCAGCGCTACAAGCTCTGTGTCGAAGAACGACTGAAGGACTCTTGCTCAATCGTTGTGATCTACCGATCTAACTAAACTTTCCAAGGTTAGCCATTCCCGTAAATCTTTCCCGAAGAGTGAGCCAGGAGCAGTTAAGGCTAGTAGGCAGGTTGCTACTCTACGCCCTAACTTAATCAGTGGCTTATGTAAGTCACCTCTCACCCGGTATCCAAACCCCATTAATTGGAGTATGGCCGGAATTGATAGTTTATGCTTACGAGCAAACTCTAGTAGAACACTAGAGTTTCTCTCAGCAACCAGCAATTCACGGAATGGGATGGGAGTTGCCTCTTCAGGCGTAAAGAATTTCTTAGCGAATTCCACGGTCTTGGAATCCGAGACAAGGCTCTTAGCTAAGGAAATCCCTACCCCAATAGTTTCCATCACTTTTAGATATTCTTTCGCGACGGCACCGTCACCTATGACGATGTCATCGCCTAGAACGGCATAGAGTTCAAACCAAGAATAGGGGTTACCCTTCTTGAGACACACTTTGTATCAAGCCCACTGCACAATACAGTGGTGAGTGATAGCTAGCATAGCTCAAGAGGACAGCGCACCCATTGGTTGTCCACAGGCGTAAAAGAGAGTATGGGACTGACCACGTATGTGATCAGTATACGTATACCCACGCCCAACAAGAATCGCCGCCCAGGCATTCGCTAGTCCCTCACCTACAAAGTGAGAGAGCAGCTGAACCTGGAGCATCAAAGGTAATCTGTCAGTCGCCGCAGAAAGATCATAACAATACGTATGTTTAAGACCTCTCTTCTCCAGTTCACGTAAAAGATAGTGAACGGGCTTTGACTGATCAAATGTACCATCTTGTGGAATCTGTGACAATAGTTGGAAGATCGCTTTATGTAGTGGGTATAACATCCACTGTGTCCAGCAATCGACCATCGCGAAAACACGAACCTTTCCAGCGGGTTCTTCTTTGAACCCCAATCCCCCTATCGGACGACTCTCATACAGCGGTTTGGTTCAGTCGGACCACCAGGCCTTACGAAGAGCTTCATAACTCTCCCAGGCACGGCGGGCCCACTTCACTTTCACCACTGACGGAGGCTGAGGCACGGCCTCTGAGTGTTTCTTCGCTCAGAGTGCGTACTCTTCAATCCAGTTCAATAGGGATGTATTACCGGTGGCGCGTCCTCACGCTTGGAAAGCAGGTCATACAACCTGATGCCCAAACAGTGAGAAGGCACTACCCACAATACCGTCAAAAGAGGTAGAGATCTTGGAGACCTCACCAGGACCTTTCTCTGGTAACGACGGAGATGCTTTGAAAAGCAGGAAAGGAACAGCACGTAATTGCTCCTTAATAAAACGAGCACGATACGCTTCAGATATCAGAGATGCCGCTAGAGCTGAGGTTTTACCTCATTTCCGTTGGATCTCAGGCATCAGAACGGTTCGCAAGAAAACGAACCATTCCTGAACAGGAATGTCTTCCTTAGGCGGGGTAGTTATAGTAGATAACTTTAACTTACCAGGGTACTCGATTACTCTATACAAATTGAATAGAGTAAGGAACACCTTAATTACAGCGGTTTCCCGCTGTAAAATCCGCTTACGCATCAGTGCAGGGATTATGCGAGGAATCCCGTGCTTTGTTCTTGCTACGGCTGCCCCCAGCGCCTGTGTAGAGGGAATTACTTCACCTCCGACAGACTGCTGAAGGAGTACAGAGCAGGCCTTCAAGTAGATAACTACATATGGAAGGCCCCCTCTTTTATATAATTTATGCACAAACCGTGCATAATGTTTATAGACACGTACTCATGACTTACTAGAACCTACCACTGAGTGACCTGCTTTACAAAACAGGTTAATCAGTGGACGACCTGAATTTCTTCAGATCATACCATTTACGATAGCCACCTTCTTCCGCAAAGACTTTATAGCTTTGTTGGTGAAGAGTTGATTCATTGTATGTATTTATTGTTACAGGTATTGTACTCCCCCTATAGGGAGGAACGGTTTAACTCGCGACTTTTGCTCCGCAGCAGGTAGGGTTTTGTTCCAAAACATCCCCCTTACTGTTTCTCAGCTCACGCCATAGATTTAAACCAAACCGCTCTAAGCG